GTTCGTGTTTTTGGATAGATTCTCTTCATAACTTGTTGAACAAACTGCTAATCTTTGATCCGTGTTTTCAAACTCATTTACCATTTTGTCATCGGTCATACATCTTTGAATGAACTCTGACTTTGTTTCGTTACTTGTTGGCTTGGGAATCGGCATCTTCGTATGTGTTATAAACTTGTTTTAATTGGTTTACTCTTTCCAAAATACAGCTTCCGCATGACGTTGGTTCGTTACGTACTCCAAAAACTCTGCTATGAATTGCAAGTATTGTCTTTTGTTCACTTGGCTTTATTACTTCCGCCTTTTTGTCAAACCATTCTTTTAACCAATCGTACTCAGATTGTTCTAAACACTTCGCCTTTCTGTAAGGAAACAACTCGTTTAACTTTGCTTTGCGTTCATCGCATCCGCAGTCTTCACCTAATAACCATTTAGCTACTTTTGCTACTCCAGTTACCTCGAGTACCTTTTCAACGGTGTCGCCTAATCCTTCGCTTTTAGCTGCTAATATTTCAGCTTTTGTTCGTCTTTTTCTTGCCATGTTTTATTTTTTAAAATATTCTTTACTTAATTCTTCTAAGTCTTTTCTAAGTGCTTTATTTTCGGCACGTAATTTTATATTCTCATCTCTATATTGTACATAAAGACGAAAGTTTTCTTTTGAACGTTCAGCCCTAATCTCTAAGGCTTCATTAATAAGTTTAAATAATTCCTTCATATCTATTTTATTAATTCGTAATCCTCGTTTTTGTAGTCCTCATAATGTTCTCCGACTTCTATTTTTAAACTATCCTTACAATACTTTAACGTTTGCCATACTGATTTGAAACTAATACCCGTGCATTTTTGTATTTGGCGTGTACTCATTCCTGTATCTCGGTAAAGTTCATATAATAGTTTGTCGTACCAATGCCAACTGTTTACTGTTTCGTTTATTTTTACTTCTAATTGCTTTTGAGCGTTCGTCTTTTCGTATGGACTACTTTCATCTACTAACTGAATTGCTTCCGTTATATCGACTTTTTGAAGCCTTTGTTTAGATTTCTCAAAGTCATAATACATATTTCTTAAAACAACCCACACAAACCCCTTGTAAATAGTTCCGTTGCGGTAAAATCTTTCTTTGTTTTCGTGTTTTGCTAACTTCAAATACATTTCTTGGACAATGTCCTCTGCTAAACTATACTCGCCAAATGACCGCACTACCTTAATCCAGTGTTTATGGTCTGCGTATAAGTCATTTAAAAAACGATTAGTATCCAATAAACGCAAGTATTAAAACAACAACCAACCCTACTGAAACACGAACTAAACTTTTACGCATCTCAAACTCATTAAACAACCACTTTTTAAACCTAATACTTGGAATGCTCCAAACAAAAACAAGTACAGCCCTATCCAAAAAGAATAAGGCTATAATGAAAGGAAATAAAAGTATAGTTAAGTATTTCACGCAACTAAATTATGTAATTTTTTCTTATAATTAATCAACCGACCTATTCCACGTGCGCAAGTGTCTAATCTATAAACGTATTTTTCTGCTAACTCATGCAATAATCCTTTCTTGCAATACATGATAGTGTCTGAAATAACCCTCATTCGTGTTTGCATACCATCAATTAATTCGTTCACCTCTTCAATCCTAAACGGAATTTCATCTTTATCAGGAACATAACCACAGCCATCACATGACATACAAGTAAAATCAACTGGATTTTGCTCATAAGGAACGTGCGTATCGTTCAAATCAATCGTTACATAACCATATCCATCACATTCGGGACAACTCATAAATACATTTTTCATAATAATTAAGTTTAATTGTTGAACAAATATAACTATTCTTTTTAATATAACAACAAAATAATTTAAAAAAATGCGGAACTTTTTACATTCCGCACTATGACGTACCAATCTCAATTGGGGCCTTACTTACTAAAAAACTTTCCTATCTTTTCAATCGACCTACTCGATAAAGTGCTTCCACTCATAAATTTATGCAGGTTAGGTTGTTTCACCTCTACTAACTTCGAGAAAGCGTTTAAACTCAATTCGTGTTTTTGTAGGTAGTGTTTAACCATTACCCTTGTAATTTCATTTGCTTCGCTTAAAACCTCTGATTCGCGCTTCATATTCCATTTAAAAAGTCATCAAACTCTTTTCCGTAACTTGGTCTGCCTTGAGGCTTCAATTGTTGTTTAGCTTGTTCCTGAACTGGTTTAAAACTTAAAGACTGAAACTTTCCTTTTTGTCCGTCTTTTACCCATGCTGAAACGTAATAATCTACACCTCCAATTGTAGCTTTACCCTGATAGTGCGGGTGCGTTTCCTTTTCTCTTTTGTCGTTAGTAAATAACGCTCCTGAATTGTCTCTCTTTTCCATTTTACTTTGTTTTAATATATAACCTTTTAAATCTTTCAACTGAACAACAAAACTCCGTTATAGGATTCGCTTCATATTGTCTTATAGTTTCGTACCAAAGTTTGTCTTTTTTTAAATCTTTAATTTGTACTACTTGGTCTCTTGTTACGTTTTTGTAGTAACCCATTAATGTTAATTTGTCTTTCATTTTTTATACTTTTTGCGTAAATAATTTCTCCATTGCTCTTGCTTTCTACCATTTATAAATATCCAGCCTAAATATAACTCGAATAATCTTTTAAGTTTTCTCATTACCATAACCATTTTAAAAATTTACGAATAACTCCATACTCATTTTGTTGAGTAGGAATGTTTATTGGCTCTTGAACCCTTACTTTTGTTGTTCGTGTTTTTGGCTTCGGTGGTAGTGGTGTTTGTGGCATATCAAATTGTAATTTAGGTTGATTATTATTTACACTATATTTTTTATTTAACTCACTTTTATAAGCTCTGTATTTTTCAACTAATTTAATACTAACGGGGATACTTTGATTCCACTCAAAAAATCCATTTTTATTTTTATAAACAATATTATATAATTTTAAAAACGTATTCCAATCATTCGATACCTTGTGTTTTCTAAGTAAATCGTATAAAGACTTAACATTATTTTTATCTATTTTCTCTTTTACTTCATTTAGTAAATTATAATATCTACTAACACTATTTTGTCTTACATATGTTTTTCTCATAATTCATTAATTAAATTGTTATAATACTCACGTGCTAACTCTATTCGTTTTTTAATTTCTTCTATTACGCTTTCGTCTTTTGCTATTTTAAAGACTTTTAAACGCTTTTCTTTTGGTATGTGGTCAAAGTTATGTTTCGACTGTACAAAATCTCTTACATCCAAACTTTCATCAATTAAACCTTGTTTCCAATGTTCACGTCTTACCTCGTCCTCAACTATTTGAAAAGGTGTATTTACAAGGCAATAACAAAGTAACGCTTCGTCTTTTCCTGTTAACCACATATAACCCTGAAGCTGGTAGTAATAATCTTTATTAGGGCATTCGGTTTCAAAAAACGGAAACGTAGTTGCATTCCAACTGCATTTAACATCCAAAAGAATTTCATTCGTGTTTACGTCTGGAGTTCCAGTTAAATAATCGTTTGTTAAATTCTCTTCATTCTTGTAAATAAAGCCTAAATTCAACACATCGTTAACCAATTCGATTCCATCGTTTTCAACTTCATTACCTTTATCCGTGTATCTGCTCCAAAACTCTTTACGAATTCCGTATTTATGTTCGATTGCAAGTTCCTGAATATAGGTCTTTGTAGTTTTAGATAAGACCTCACCCTTTGTTTTGGGGAGACTCATTACTTTTCCTATTTGTGAAGCTCTAATTTTCATATCAGTAACAATGCTTTTTGTTGAACTTCATTTAATTCAAACTTCGCTTGTAGTTCTTCGGCTGTAAATTCTCCGTTACGTATTGCTTCAATAGCTTTTAAGAATCGTTCACCTTGTATTGTAGGCTTTTTTTCCGTGTTTTTAGGTTCTTCTTTTTTGTTGTCTTTTGAATCGGGATCGCTTTCTGTTTCATCAATTAAGAATAAACCATTCAATGCGTATTTACGAGCGTAACTTGAAGCCGTGCCAGTACATTGTTCACTTGACATTCCTTTGTGTTCGCCAAGTTCTGCCCAGCCACTTACTGAAATACAATCATTATCAATACTTAATGTAGCATTTGCTTTTAAAAACAATTTGTTACCTACTTGAACAATGTCATCAGTTAACCTTAAAACCGCTTCGTATTTATGTAACAATGGTTTAACCGATTCTAAGATTTGTTCAGCACTACGATACTTAAATCCTCCGAACTTGTTTAAACTTCCTTTTGGACATTTTAATTCTGCCTGAATTTCTAATAACTTTTTCATAATATAAATTTTAATTGTTTGACAAATATAACTATTCTTTTTAATATAACAATGGAATCAAAAAAAAATTACAAAAATTTCTTTAACCCAGTTGCACATCGTTCAATGCTGTTTGCTCGTTCCTGAAGACTTTGGATTTGTTCAGCGATAGTTTGCTTACAATCGCTTGTAAAATAACCGTTAGACGTCGCAATAAGTGGAATGATTCCATTTGTGCGAATGTAGTTAACTATCTTACGTAAACGAACTCCAGTCATTTTAATTTTATAACCTCTTACTAAAAGATATTCGTTTAATCGGGTTACTATTAACTCCGACTTAATAGGGTTCGCCTTTTTGTAGTTTCGGAATCCGTGAACAACAATAGGTAAAATCTCCATTTCTTCGCTTGTAAGTTCGTGTGTGAACTCTTCAAAATTTGTTACTGACATAATTTTAGTTTTAAAATCCGTAACACATTACATCTTCATACTCGGCTAAGGTCATTTGGTCGTAATGGTCTTGCGCTATATCTCCATTTAGTTCGAATCGTGTTTTTCTAATTTCACGTTCTTTTGCTTCAGCACGTTCTATGTTACGCATAATCATTTTTAGCGTGTTTCTTAAATGGTTTTCATCCATTAAATCAATGTCGATTTTTTGACCATTCTTCATAGTCCAGTAATACTTTTTCATATTTAAGTTTTAATTGTTGGTTCAAAAGTAATTATATTTTTTAATATAACAACTATTTTATGTTAAATCTTTTATTTTATTTTTATAAACCTGCATTAATTCTTTCAATTCCTCTTTGGTAAACTTTCGTGTTTTTCGTGCCTCTGCCTCTAATTGCTGGTAATTTTTGATTCCGATTTTATGTATTAAGTTTCGTTGGTACTCAATTAGGTTTCCCGAAAGATAGGTATTGCAATGTTCGCACTGGAGATGACAATTAAGTTCACTAAAGCGAACGTTCCAATGGTTATTTGCGTTGAAGAAATGTCCGCAATTTTCCTTTAAAGCTGGTTTTTGGCAGCTTATACAAACTTGTCCTTTATCTCGTAATCTGATATACTTATTAAAAATTATTTGAGTAGCTTTAATTAGTTCCTGAACAGTCTCAAGATCGTTTTTCATTTTAGCTTTCGTCTTTTTCCAAGTCTTTTCCTTTTCAGATTCTACCCAAACACGAATGCACTCCGATTCTAAACAAAACTTTTGATTGAATTTAACAGGCTCAAACTTCTCTTTGCAATGCTTACAGCGTGGCATCTTTAAAATTTAATTGTGTTTGTAAATCCTTTACTTTAAATTTCTCCTCTTGCAGTAACTTTTCCAAACGAAAACACGATTGTAAAGCACTACGATACTCTTTTTCCATTGTTGAGTAAACTAAACTTATTTCTTGAATGTCTTTTAAGGTACGCTCCATTGATTCTATTATGTCTTTTCGATTAGGGTGGTTCGTCTTTATCTCTTCTAAGCTGTTTTTTACTTTTAAATAAGTAGTTTGTATTCCTACTTTGGCACTTATAATATTCAATTCATCCATTTATTCGTGTTTTTGCTTGTTATAATTTACATTTTATGGCGAAATCGCCACAATTAAAAACCATATTCCCCACTTCGAAAAATTGGTTAAAACGGAACATCGCCTTTACTTTGTTTCATCTTTTCGCTAAACGAAAGTAATTCTTTTCCGTTAACTACATCAGGTTCAATCAAAGGTAGTTGTTTAGGTTTTGTTGGTTCGTGTTTTCGTTGAGCGTAAACCTTGTTTCCAAATTTATCTAACATATAATACTGATATTTCTGAGTGTCTAAGTACATTCTATAAATTCCATTTTTTGAAACTCCTTTTGGTTTGCTTTTAGCTACTTTTAAATGAACTTCGTTTTCTTGCGCTCCTGTTCCATCTGCTAACAATAAATCCTTTGGCGGCCTCCAAGGTATTAAAACACTTAAACCTTTTCTAAACCATACTTGACCACCTGCAAAGTCACGAGCTGAAGGGATAGGAAAGTAACTTATTTCAGTTCCTGCAATTGTTTTAGCGTGTACCATTGGTTGGTCTCGAACGTGGTTAATTATACAGTTATGGCGGTTTGTTTTACGTGCGTTTTTTCGTGCTAATCCTAAAATCCTACTAAGATATTTGTCTTCACGTCCTAAGTCTTCAGGTTTAAATTCTTCGGTTAGTTCGTTCCAAGGGTCTATAGTTGTCGTATGAATTGTTATTTCGTGTTTACGTTCAATTTCATCTACTAATTCATAAAACTTTGGTAGCGTTAAATCGTCATCGATCGGGTCAATAACTATAAAATGTTCGTCAATAAACATTTGAGCCTTTACAAGTTCTGCGTTTGTCATTGAAAATTCGCCTTCCGTATAAGGTTTTCCAATGTACTTATAACAAAGTTCTGCGTAAATTTCTGCAGCACTTCCCGTTTCAGGTGAAAATACTACATGATTCCAATTATGCAAACACGAAAGGTTTATAAGAAACTCAAACCATAATTCAGTTTTACCGCTTGCTGGAGCAGCACCAATGTAAGTTGTACAACCTTCTTTAATTGTATATGGCAGTAAATCCCAATCCCATCCAACCGATTTACCTCTTACGTTCTTTTCGTGTCTAAGTGTAAATAGTTCGTTGTTTAATTCAGTTAGTCTTTTATACATAATTAGTCGATTATAATTCGTTGTTGTTGTATTTCTTGTTTAGGTTTTACCCAAGTTCGAATAGCTGCTTTCCAATCTTTCATTTTGTTTTTACCTACCATCCATCCTTTTGATTCGTAAAAGTTAATAAATTTTACTCCATCAACGTCTAAATTGTTTTGCATACAATATTCCAAAACATCGTTAAAAGTTGGTATTATAAACTTCTTTTCTTCTTTTCTTTCTTCTATTAGTGTCGTTTGTGTTTCACCTGCGTTTCGTTTGCGTTTCACTGGTGTTTCATCTGTGTTTCGTTCACCTTGGTAACTCTCATAATTACAGATAGTTAGCTGTGTCGTTATAGTGTCGCTTTTTAATTCAATCATGTTATCATTTTGCAACGTGTTTAAAAACCGCCTAACCTTAGATTTATCCCAACTCCAACGCTTTGCCCAACTATCCAAACTCATTATACTTTGACCTCTTTTAACTTCATATAATTTACCTTTAATAAGCGTTTTACTATCTGAATAATTAACCGCTATAAGCATATCATACCAAGCCTCAAGTTTACTATAAACTCGTTTTTCTGAATATAACCAATGATTAGTTATAGACCTGTGTATTTTAATCCAACCACTCATGTGTTATTAATTTTATTCTGTCATTAGAGTTAAATAAATCAATTAGCATTTCAAACCATTCATAAGAAAAATTATATTCTTGCTCATCTAATTTGAATAAAACTCGTTTAGTTGATTCATCACATATTGCTTTACCAATTCCCCCAGCTTTAAATTCAATTGTATAATATATTTTCATATTAAAAAAATTTATTAAATAAAAAAGCCTTCTAAAATCCTGCGCATCTCACTTCGCATTCATTTAAAAGGCTAATAACTTCTTTAGGTTCTATAATGTGAGATGGAACCGTTTACAAATATACTAATTATTTTTTAATCAAACTCAAAATTCTTATAAAAATTATTCGATATGTTAACACGGACTTTCCACCGCTTGATCTTACGATAGTCAATCTTTTGTTTAGGGTTGTATAGCTTAAACACTTTCATAGTTTCTCAATTTCTGTTATTACCTCTTTTAAAAACTTAATCCGTGTTAAACTAATTGTTTCCTGAATACGTTGATGTGCTGTAAATATAGCGCAATTACGTGCCACTCTGTAATCTTTTATTCCAAGTCCAATATAGAACTTGTCTACTAACTCGATTGCAAATTCTTTTGGTGTCATAAGTTTGATTTTACTACTATTTCATTATTGTTAATTACTTTAAAACTTCGAGTGCGTTCGTATTTCTGCATAAAATGCAATCCCATTCTATTATAAACATCCTCATGATATTCCCTACCTTTCAAAAGCAATTCTTTTAACCGCTCAAGTTGTTCTAATAAAA